TTGCAGTTGCTCTATAGTCATACATTTCAGTATTTGCGTAAAAGTTGGATGTTAGAGCATTTTGTAACAGTTCAACTGGTTTTTCTAACCCGTGACCACCAATAAAGTTAACTTGTACTGTAACATTAGCGATCATTGGCTGAACACCTATACCTTCAGGGTTTAAATCCCAAAGTCCTTCTTCATATGTAACATTCATATCTCTTACAACGACTTTTGAATGATAAAAATCACCTATTCTTAAAACACAAATAGGCGGAGGACCAAAGGTAGTGTTTCTTGCGTTTAAATCGTTTACATCTGAAATACCTTTAATTGGAATTGTGTCTCCGGGTCTTACACATTGATTTAAGAATGTTAACCTACTATTTAAACCTTCAGGTGTCATCGAGTGAAACGCTGGGTGGAAATATCTAAGTTTTTCTTTTAATGAACTAAAAGCAATAGGTGAGTCCTCTTCCAATTTTTTAAAGTAATAACATTCTGATAACACTTTCATTACAATTCTTTTAAGTTCATCCAATGGAGGTTTTTTATTTGCTTTTGGTACTTGTTCTTGTATAAGTGTTACTTTACGTAATTCTGGCGTATCTTGTCCGGGAGGAATAGATGCCGTACCGGGTTGAATCGGTTTGGATTCATAAACAACCGTAACTGTAGATTCTCTACAATAAAATGCCAGCGGTGATGTCTTTTTTAATAGAGTAGATGTTTTAAATACTCTTTCGTGACAGTCAATATTTTTCTTATAATTTACCTGTCCATTTTTTGATTGTTCACCAAGATTACTAACTGGTCCGAATGAAACTGTACCATCGAAACTATAACCCAAATCTTTAAAAGATATTTCGGGTAGTTTATCTATCGTTGAACTGTTAGTTTCTTTTACGCTTGTTTCTGGCCATTTAATTGTAGGTGATGCGGCTCCGGTTGCTTTAATTCTATTTATTATATCTTTTATAATACTATCACTTCTTCTGTATGATAATTTATGATTATATTTGTCGTCAGCCACAGCAGATGTTGCCGACTCTATGTTTATAGATATTTTTTGTACTGTTTTTTTATCTAATCCGTCTTTTAAAAACGACATTTGAGCGGCATATCTATCGTGATTATCTTTCAATTCCGCAAAGGCTCTTATTTGAATCTCATCGATCACAACATTTTTAACAAATGGATCTGGTTTTACTGATGTAGATAAACCATATAAATTTAATTGGTCATTTTGTTGTTTGTCTGACCAATTATACCCTGGCGAATATGATAACCATTGATCTAGTCCTTGATTTAATTCACTAACATATGTTGATTCCTGATTTAGATATTGTTGATATGTTGTTTCATAATCGTCACCATATAATTCACCCCCAGATGATTTAGGGATATCATTATTAAAATACAATACTTCTTTAATCGTTGTTGTACTATTTTGTACTGTTGTTACATCACCACCAGTATTTTTAACCGCTTCAGGAGCATTACTATCTTTAACCGGTTCAAGTACTGACTTATATTTTGTGATAGTTTGTGCCGAATTACTTGCGTTTAAGTAATCTATTATTCTTTGGATATCGTCTTGTGATAATGTTACATATTTTCTTATTAAACCATAGAAATCTATGTTTTCACATCCCGAGAAAAAAGCGTTTATATAATTATCAGATTCTTCATCTGACATTCCTTTAAACTTTTCTCTAACCAATAGGTTTAATATACTTGGGTGATCCACAATTACTTTAAATGATATTGATCCTGCTCTTGTTGTGTTTTGGTATGTGTAAACGGGTTCTGGCCTACCTAAAAAGTTATTTTCTTCCCATCTAGCGCTATTTTGTTCACTTATTTTTAAATCATATGGAGGAAACCACATTACTCTACCCCCATTATTTCCTCTTTCACAATATGGTAAATCATTATAAGTAAATCCCGGAGTATTAGATGATTTCCACGCTAAGTTTTCTAATGAAAACATATATTTTTTAGCATAAAATCCATCTTTTCCTGGCACTATATTCGTTGAAGAACTATCAAAAGCACCATTTCCGTTGGAGTTTGGGTATATGTTAAGATTATACGGTGTACTTAAAACGGACGCTTCAGATTTTCTTATTAATCCAGTTTTTTTCATTAAATCGGAATTATTCGAATATGATCTATCTTTTGTCCATACCCTACAATATTCAACACCACTTTCTTCACCAGTGAATTTGTCTACATATTTTACCGCAGAACCACGTGACATTACTAAATCACCGTCCCTAAAAACTCTACTTGTTTGATCAATAGCGTTAGCAACGTGTGAACGTGATGCTCCACCATCTGTCGGTAACATTTCTAGTATATTTTGTGTATATCCTAGAAGTGAATCTTCTCTAAATGTGAATTTAGTTGATAGGGTTTCCTCGTATTGTGAACTTTCAGATCCATATTCAGCGTTATTTGCTCCAAGTTTGTTTCTAGATTTAGAACTAATCCACGTTAATTTTCCGCCATAACCGCCACCTTCACCAATGTTTTTATCTTTATGAAGTAAATTTGTTTGAACATCATCAAACATTAAACTTAAATAATAACTACTTCTAAGTGGCATATCCGTTAAATCGTTCATTGCGGATTTAACATCATTCGATCTATCGTCACCAATATATGAAACACCGGCAGGTGCTTCGATACCAAGAGCGTTTCGTACTCCTTGTGCTACATTATTAACAAAATTAAAAACTTTAGATGTGTTTTGGTTTCTTGCTGTTGTGGTATAGTTAGGTGCGTACTTTGAGAACGATAAATTATCGAATAAAACCTGTTTTTGTCCACTACCCATATATTGTATGAATAAATCGGACGGTTTTATATCGGATTTTGATCTTTTATTTATACCAAAAAAAGCACCAAGAAAACTTATGGCTGACATTGGTGCATCAGGTGATCTCGGGTTACTTAAATAATCCCCCGGAATTTCTGCCCAAGGAAATTCAACTCCCGCTATTGTTTGTGCAAAATCAATAACTTTACCGGGTAATGTTTTCGCCACGGTAATTTTGTTATTGTATTCTATTAATGGTTGTTTACCGGTTAATAAATTAACTGCTGTTGCTGTATTACCTTGTAATGCGTCAAGTATATTTAATCTACCTACTGTTGCGGTATAAAGATTTTGTCTTATTCTTGCTTGTACCGGACCTTCAGGGTTTTCTTTTATATTTTGTGCCGCGAACTTAAATAACTCTGATTCAGTATCGTAGTTATCATTAATTAAAATACCAATTAAATTATGATACTGTCCTGTTTGAAAATATGGGTATAAGTGAAGATTTGCTCTTCTTGGTAAAACCTCAAGAGTATCCTTTACCATATATTCGATTGGTTTAAAGATGTTTGAATTTTGTGTTTGAAGTAATTCTGAACTCAAATTAGTTGTAACGTCCCCCGGATCTATGTCAGGAAAATCATTTAAACTATGTTCAATGTAATTTGCAGAGGTAAAGGTCTGTGGACCGTTCTCAACATTTAGTGTTTTACCTATTATAAAATCTCTAAACTGTCTTGTAGAATCAAAATCTAGATATGTTGGCATTATTTTCTTTTTTCAATAAATAGCCGGTTAAAGATTTTATATAAAAACATTACCACTCTCCACCAAAGTCTTAATCGAATTTTCGATAGTTTTACATATGTTTAAAAACTCACATTGCTCCACTATTGAAAAATTAAACCACTCACCTTCTTTCTTTAGGTGTGAATATCTTCTATGTAGAGCCTTTTCGATTTTATAAGCGTGTTCTGTATTAAATGTTTCTATTAAAATCAACCCCGCAGGTGAACCTGTTTGAAGTTGTTTTAACCTTTGTTTAGGGTTTTTACCTACACCAATTTTATAATAACTTTCCTCAGCGTTTTTTATAAGGTATATTTTTGATGAATTATCCATTATGCTTCATTAAATAAATATGATTTTGCGTCTGGACTATTAATTAACCATTCATTGTATGCCGCTCTTTTGAATGTGTCCATCGTAGCGTCAGAATTAAAACTAACTGTTATGTTTTTTTCTGATACTTCTTTCGTTGGAACAGGAGGTAATGGTTTTTCTTTCTGTGTTGGTTCAACAGGAACGGGTAACGCTTTTGGTTTATTGTTTTGATTTAGATTAAGTATTTCATTTTTACCAGCACTGAACATCGTTTTTATAAAATTTTCAAGTTCGTCTGAAGAAGTTATAATACCTTTTTCAATCAAATTTTTATAACCTTTTAATGTGTTTAACTGTTCCATTACGGCGTTATTAACTCCCGGATATACTCTGTTACCAACTTCCGCTCTTCCTCTAGCCGCAAGATATGAAACAAGTCTTTCAATGTTTTTTATTGCGTTAACTTGTTGTTCTGCAATATCTGTGGCATCCAGTTTTTTAAATTGTTCTCTCATTGCTAGAATATCATCTTTTTGTGTGGATGTTAGGTTTTCTAAAGCAATGTCTGTTGAACCGAATTTTTGTTTTAAATCTTCAGGAACTTCAATAACCATTTTACCATTTTTCATTTGTGCTAAATTGGTTAGGAATTCTTTGTCTTCCTCGTTATCAAAAACAAGACCTGTAGACATCATATCGGTCGCGGCGGATGTTCTCTGTGCCGCTTGAATTGCAAGGTTACTTGCTTCTTGTAATGACATCCCAAACTGATCTGCCATTGCTCTTGCTCGTCTTAAATCCGCACCAACAATTTTAAATGTCCCGGATTTTTCATCAAATGTCGTTAAACTTTCTAAACTACCAACTAATGCATCTTGTAATCCTTCAACATTGTTTGTTGCCATCCACATCATTTTAATTGGATCGTTAAAATCTCCTAACGCTCCACCGATAACCTGTAAGTTTGCTGATAATGATAAAGCATCTGTTGGGTCCATAACTTTTTCGGCAAGTTTAAATGATTCGTTTAAATCCATTTTTAATGCTTGTGCCTGTTGAACCATCTTTCTTAGACCTTCAATACCATCTTTAAATCCGTATGTATTTAATTTACCTATATTTGCTGTTAGGTCTTTTGTTGTTACCTTTGCATTTAATCCTAATTGTAAGGAACTTGTTACGGTTTTATTAACCGCTTCCATAGCATCAGATGCACCCATAGATACTTTTTGAAATTCACTAACAGATTGAGCCGCTTCTGTCATATTATCAAAACCAACTTTACTCATTAAAACTATTTTATTCATTGTTTCTGAACTCATAATTTTAAATCTTCCGGAATCCACTAATATTTTTGACATAGATTCGGAAAGATCACCAAATGAAACTTCTAACCCAGCGGCATAAACCGAAGTTTCTATTATATTGGCTCTGAACCCCTCAGATAATTTACCCGTTAATCCTGTTTTTGTGTTAATTTCTGTTAGTAAATCCGATTGTTCTTCAAATGCTAATGTTACTTGTTGAAATGATTTTGAAAGAAAATTATTGATAATTCCTTTAAGACTTGATAATTGGTTGGTTGTTTTATCAAAGAAAAGATTCATACCATCTTCTAGTTTAATAAATTCTCCGGGATATGTGCCACTATCTTTTCCAGATTGTGACTTTAAAATACCACGAATAACATCTCCAATACCAAAAGTTTTCTCTGGTGTTGACGATGAACCTGAAAGATCTACTTTATTTGTTTTGTTCGAATATTTCTCGAACATTTTAATAGATTCGCTTCTATTATTGAATACTCCTTCAGTTTCTTTTAACCAACCACTTTGATTTTTACTAAACAAATATTCTATAGCCTTTATTGATATACCATCTTTTTCATCACCCATAACGATTCTTATTTACAATAAATAGTTTAACTAATGTTTTCACCTTCGATAATAAACTGTATATAGTATCTTCTAACAAACACAGGCATAGATATTAAATCAGAGTACGAAAACCCTTTTTTTATTAAGAACAGAATTTCGTTTAATTGACCCCTTTTATATTCCGTAGAAAGGTCGAAAAAACTCTACCCCAAATCCGACTTCAATGTGGACCTTTTCTCCGGATGGGGCGATAACAGTTTGGGTTAAATCCAACCCCGGTTTATTTTCACTCACAAACTTTTTAAAATCTTGTGAATCTGTTATTGGCATATTTTCGACTAAATTATGAATTTGCATCATATCTCTGTTTCCTGCGACTGATTTAATCATCATTTCTAATCTTTTTGTGACGATTGGTGCGACACCAAGACCGTTCCAACTTGTTTTTAGTTTATCTAATTCGTCTTCTTGTGTTTGGTTAATGAATTTAAAAGTTATCTCAGCCTTAGTTTTTGGTAAGAAAAATTTATATTCTCCATTTGGGTCGGCAACTAAATCGAAAGGTCTCATTTTAACTGTTGATAAATCGACAATATGAACAAAAGGTTCTTTAGTTTTTGGATCGGTTAAGTTCATTGTGTATTCAGTACCGAATGCTGTGTTACGTAAAAATATTAGTACCGCTTCTTTATCTTCTTCTACGATCTCCTCAAAAGCAATATCTCTATCTAAAATTTTTCGTTTTAGGAGTTCTGGGATAACGCCATTTGATTGAATTAGGTTTTGTGATGATAAGATGTTCTCATCTGCGGCTGTTAAATAAGCCACTTTGAACGATTTCTTTTTACTTGCGTAGTGTATTCCTCTACTTGGGAGTTCAACTACATCATACGCGATTGTTGGGTCAATTCTAAATTCTTCCATAAGTTTAAATTTAACATATAACTATCACAAAGTAAAGTTTCCCAAAAAAAATCCCTCACATAAATGGTTATGCGAGGGATAATTACAGTCTTATGTAAATTTAATATAGAATGATTTGATAAACAAAAAATACTAGTATACTTGAATACAACGATCCATTCTTAGTGATGTTGTGATAGTTGCGATGTCGTCTCTTGAGTAATCTAATTCACCGAAGTTAATATCGGTAAGGAAAGTACCCTGAAGAATCCATTTTTCTACTACAACACCCGTAGGGTCTAGCATTTCTAATTCTATATCTTTTTTATATCCTGCGGCGTACCCCATTCTACCTGTTACTGATTCTGCGTGTAGACGAAACCATTCCATAAGTGCTTGTGCGGCTGATGGTCCGATTGGGTCTTTGAAAGTTACTCTTATTTCATTCCAATTGAATCTACCAGCAACGAATGTTGATGTATTTAGAAATGGAATTTCTGTTGCATTTATTTTAGCACTAGGTCTAGCCGCTGACGTTACATACCATTCGTTGATTCCCATCGAAGAAGGAAATCTCACGATGAATCTATTTTGTCTTTTTGGCTCGTATGGAACGGGCATTTTCATTAATAGGTCTGCCATTTCGTATTGTTGTTAGTTTAATTTTATTTCTTTCTTATAAATATACACTATCACAAAATTTAAAAAAAATTGGTTATTTTTAAAAAATATTTGATATTGTCGTTTTTTTTCGTTATTTTTTCCACCTAGTTGCTCTGGTTCTAGTTCTGGTTATTAGCTCTAGTATTCTAGTTCTAGTATAATATATTTATTTATTCTAGTGCTTTTATTCTAGTGATATAATCTAGTTCTAGATTAAATATGAGCTTTTTCAATTTTTTTCAATTTTTATTCTTTTTTATTTGCTCTAGGCTACTGGGGAAAATTTAAAAAAAAGTACCTCAGAAAATTATCCAAGGTACTTTTCTCAATGTTAGATATTCTCGAATGAAGCACCTGTTGGTGTGATAATAAATTCTACATCAATGAATTCCAAACTTCTTGTTGGTTTAATGTAAATTTTACCTCTCAATGTGTTAGCATCGATATCTTCAGGATCATTGGAAACAGTTACACGGAAATCGTATAAACCTCTTTCTTTCTTAATTGCTTCTAGGATAGGGTTAACCAATCTTAGGAATTCGTTTCTTACTTGTTCGTCATTTTGTTCGAACAGTAATCTAACGGCAACCGCTGAAATAAGTTTTCTTGCTCTTAATAGTAATCTTCTTACGTTAATTCTATCAAGTGCTGACTCCCTTACTTGTAGGGTTTTATTTCCCCAAATTATTGTACCGGTATCGGAGAATGTTGCGATTGGGTTGATTCTATATTTGTATAGAGTATCCCTTTCATCAAGTGTAAGTTTTTTGAACGCTTTAATTGAGTTCACAAGACCTCTCGAATAACCTGCGGTAGCGAACCAAGGATAAGCTACGTTATCAGTTAAAGCAAGATTTTTAAGTACTTCACCTGTTGGAGGAAGATATAGTTGTGTTGAGTTATCACTATCTCTAACTTGTATCCAAGGCCAGAAGGTTGCTGAATAGTTAGTATCCATATTCGCGGTATCTAAACTATCAACAGCATCTTGTGCGGTAGTGATTGTTGTAGGACCAGGAGAATTTATGATATAAAGTGAATCTGCTCTATCATTCTCAATCATATCAACTGTTTGTGTTACCAATGATCCGTGATCTTG